GCGCGTCAATACACCGACGGCGCGTCCGCTGCGCTCAGTCCAGAGCGCGCCATCTGTTCGTGGAATTCCAGGCGCGCGAGCAGCAGCGCTTCGGCTCGGCCGTCATGCTTTTTCAGTTGCAGCGGCGCCGATCGGAAGTACTTCATTGCTCGCTGGCGGCTGGCGTCCTTTTCGGCGCCGATCAGGCCCATGTCGCGCTTCCATTTTTCCGGACTGACCAGCGTGACCGGATAGCCGAGCGCGGCCAGGACGCCTTGAGCGACGCCGAAGGACCGGCCGAAGCCGAACGTGCTCGTGAGCCCTTGCCCTGGCATCGCGTGGACTTCCTCGAGCCGGCATGTGACCAGGGCGCCGCGGCGCATCATCGGAGCGCCGCGAAGGATCGCCACCATCCTGTACGGGTCGACCTGCTTGTTGTTTCCCTTGCCGCGGCCCATCGTCGGCATGTCGTGCACGTCGGCGAACTGGCCGTCAGCGAGGAAGGCGATCGCGCCGGACAGTCCCGGATCGATGCCAATTGTCAGGAACCGGACCTGGTTCATCCTTCGACCGCGATGTAGAACGTGGAACCGTCGATGATTTCGACCGACTGGCCGTCCAGCATGGTCGCCGGCCGGACGCTCTTGACCAGGTGAAGACACCAGCGGCCGTTGATCTTTTCCTTCCACTTCGCTCCGTTGAACGCGCGCGCCGGCGCGATATCGGACAGCTTCCGGAACTGCGACGCCGTGATCGTGATCGTGCCGAGTTCGTCGTTCGCGGCGTGCGGAACGACGGCCGGTTCCATTTCCGGGTTCATGCCCGATTCCTCTGGCGCGATTTTCTCGCGATCTTTTCCCGCTTGCGGTTCTTCGTTCTGACCTTGATGCGCTCGCGCGCCCAGGCCGCCAACGTCGATTCGCCGCGAATCGGGACGAATGCGCGATCGTTGCCGCTCAGCCGATCGACCGCTTCCGCGTAAAGTCCGCGCGGAATAGGGACGAATCGATCGCGCTCGGCCATGTCGACCCAGTTAATATCTCTGACAAGCTCGCCGCTTCTGGGATCCATTTCATTCTCCCTTTTCGATTTTCAGGAAACCGTGACGAATCCACCACGCGGTCGTTTCCGTGATCCCGCGCAGCGCGTAGAACAGCCAGTCCGGCGACCCTTTGACCAGGTTGCCGGCGCGGCCGTCGAAGACATCGTGGCACGCGCAGCAGCCGAAAGCAGCGCAAACATCGTCCGGCTTGGTCCCGACGCCAGCGCAACCGATCCGGACGTGGCAGAGGACGTTCCCGGCGGCGCGGCCGCGGCAAACGCCGGCGATCCGCAGCGTGCATTCAGCGTCCAGATGGCCGGCCGAGTCGCGCAGCGCGTCGGAGCGGATCGGCTTCACGTGAATAATCCTTGCTGCGCGTCATATGTTTCCGGCGCAATAGTTCGTCGATGGCGATCATATTCCGCGAATGGCGCGCGCTTCCAAACCCAGCCATTCGCCCAGCGCGCCACGTCTCGCAGTTTTTGCGCGGTCCAGTCGAAGCGCACCCACGGCTCGCGCTCCAGCGCGTTGAGCTTCATGAGCGGCTGAACGTGCGGTTCACACCCTTCGGCGATCGTCTCTTCAATCCGGCGCATGCATTCGGCGAACGGCTCGTTCCCGATCAGCACGTAGACACGCTTTCGCTTCTGCGGCTCGCTCGCGAGCATGCGCATGACGCGCAACGATTGCGGGCGCTCGTTCGTCTCGTCGTAGGCGAAGCGCCACGGACCGCCGCCTGCATTCACCAGCGGCTTCCAGCGCGCGAACACGTCGGGCGTGAACGTGATCGGCTCAAAGCCGCTGTTGGCATCCATGAGACGCACGCCGGCATCGTGGTACCGCCGGATAATGTGTTCCTGATAGTCGGCCGGAAGCGCGCTCAGGTTGTTGTCGCACAGAACCGGCCGGACGGCGAAGTCGTGAATCAGCGTGAAGTTCCGGCCTTCCATCGCGGGCACGATGCAGAACCAACAACCGACCGGACAACCTCGGCTCGCGAAGGTAGCCATCGGGTTGTGCCGCGCGATCGCATCAGGGTAATGCGTTCCGATCTCAGCAACGTCGGCCAGCCGGTGCTTCATCTGCATCAGGAATAGTGCAGGGCCGCCAGCCTTCACCTTGAGACCTTGCGCCCGCGCGAACATAGCCCGCGCATAGGCTTCCTCAAGTTTCCACGTGAAGGCGACCGAAAGGAATACCGTGTCCGCTTCGCGCCACTCAGCCAGACCGCCGACCCAGTTGCTCATGCCGGATCCAGTTCGCTTTCGGTTTCCCGGATTTTCGACTTGTCCGGCGCTGCCGGTTCCAGGACATCGGAAGGCGCGATGAAGTCGCCGTCGTGCCGGTCCATCGTTAGGCGCCAGCCGTAGCCGGCGCCGATCGTGCCGTACTTCACCGAAAGGAGGTGGTCGTAATGGCGCTGGCCGCCGACGATTAGGCCGGTGTGACCGTTCCACGGGTGGCCAGGATCGACGAAGCGGACCGCGCAACCGACGAACAGGCGCTTCATCGTGCGGACCTTGCCAGCCTTGCGCGGCGGTTCATCTTTCGCGCTTGCCGCTCCATCCGCTCGCGCACGTCTTCCTCGGTGCGGCCTTCGGCACGAAACTTAGCCATCTGGCACGCGCGCAACCGATCCGCCGGCGCCATCTGCGCCAGCCGGTGGTTGATCGCGTCTTCGATGCGTTGCTGGTCTTCGTTCATGGGTTCACCGTGAGGTTTTCAAAGCCGTCGCCACCAGGAACTTCGCGAGCGCGACCGGCGTATGTTCGCGCTCCGCTTTGCTTACTTCCGGGCGCCATCCTTGATCGCTTTTTCTGATTCGCGTGCCGTCGCGCCTGGTTCGCATCTGCGCAATGACGTGAGATGCACGGCCAAGCAGCAGCGGCAAGTCTGGAAGGTCGCCAGGCTCGCAGCCGCAAACGTAGAGCCATGTCGGCTTGACCGCACGGTGTCCGAATTCGTTTTGGTGCACGGCGATGGTATAACCTCTGGCGGCATCCCGGTCGCGGCATCCCGGTCGCGGCATCCCGGTCGCTTGCCAAAGCGTCGAGCCGGCCGGATGTTCCAGGACACCACCAAGGACGCGAACGCGGTCGACGGCGAACAACGCGAGTTCGCGTTCGTCGTGCCGTGGCCGAGCGAAGGCGCGCAACCGTCCCCAGGACCGGCACGGCGGATGCGCGACAACCGGAAGCGCGCCGGAATAGGTCCGTGCATCGCGGTCGATGTCGTAAACGTCGCAGCCTGGCAGCGTTTTGTAAACGCTATCGGCGCGAGCGAAAAGGACGGCGACGGTCTTCATGCGGCCTGGTCCGGACGGCGCACCATTTCTTCGACCTCATCGATCAGTTCCGGCGAAAGGTCGCCCCATTTCGTGACGCGCAGCCAGCCGAGCCAGCCGCCTTCGTGCGACGCCTGCGGTCCGCCGTCCCAAAGTTCGCCGAAGACATCCTCGGTCATGTTGTCGAAGCTCAGCGAGTCGGCGACCTGGCGCGTTCCGGTCATGACGCCGAAGCCTGGCGCGCGCAGTTCGATCGCCTCGGTTGTGCATCCGACGCCGCTTTCTTCCTGCAGGCGCTTGAGCGCGGCGTGCGCGCTCAGGCCGGCGAAGCCGTCAACGTGGTCGACCAGCCAAGCGGCGAGCACGTGCGCCTTGCGGAAGAACTTCGAATTGCGCGACGCCTTGATTTCGACGCGATATTCCTCGCCGACGTGGAACCCGCGCTCGCGAAGCATCCGCTTGTCGAGCCAGTCGTGAGCGACGAACGCCTTGATTTCCTCGCCGGTGTCAGGATCGATCATGACCTTTAGCCGAAGCAGGATAGGGCGCCGCGGTTTGACCTTGAGCCGCTTGTCTTGCGTCGCGGTCATGGTCGCGCGCCTTTAATTTCGCCAGTCCCGCAAGCAATCCTGACCAGAACCGTCCAATCGTGCAACGCTCCGGTTGGCGTGTCGCCTCGGCCGATGAGAAGCATGCCTTTGCGCGAACAGAACCAGCGATGGCCGCCGGCGTGTTTCCATATCATCGGCTTTGGATTCGTTCGAAGGTGCAGCGGCGCAAGTCCGTAAGGCGTGGCCATTCAATCCTCCGTCATCCGCTGAATTTTCCGGATCAACAGCGACGCGTTTTCCTGGTCGATCGTGTCGAGCCACGCGTCGACCGGCTTGCCGACCCATCGCCGCTCGGCGTCGAGCGCCGTATGCTGCAGCGTGACCGTTTGCGTGTCGTAGTTCAGTTTGCGGATCCCGGCATGGATCAAAGCGCGCTGCGGTCGGGTCATTCGTTGCACGGCGGTTCTCCGTCAAGTATTGGATTGACTGGAAACATTCTGCGAAGGTGCTCGCGACGCTCGGCGCGCGTTCGTGGGATCGTCGTTGGCGCCGGCAAGCGTTCATAGGTCGGCAGCGGCGTTACCGCGTCCATGTGTTCGATGAACTTCTTAGGCGACGGCCAGCTTTCGACGTTCTTGCTTAGCCGCTTGAATGCCTCACGCATGAGCGGCGCGTCCCGCGCTTCGTCATAACTGCGGCGTTCTATCATCGCATCGCGCCATGCGCGCACGGTGCCGGCTATCGTTTCCTTCGCTGGCGTGCGTTCAAGCGAAAGGCAAACAAGGCGCTGGAACCCGGTCATGATTTCGCGTTCGAGCCAGTTCACGTGCGGCCTTCCTTCATGTTCTGAAGCAGTTGCAGGGTTCCCATCGTTCGGCTGGCTTGCTGCGGCTTCGGTTTCGCGACTTCATCTTCCCAGCGAGCGCCGTTAAGGTATGTCGAAGCGTGCGGACAGAACCCGCGCTTCCAGTCGTCGTCGTCGCGCGCCTGGATCGCTAGCGCGGCGAGGATGCCGTCGATCTGTTCGGGTTTGATCTTCCGCCATGCCTTGAGCGCGGCAGCCTTCCCTTTCTTCACCGGATATGCAGACCAGAATTCGGCGAAGCGATCCGGGACAGCAAGCGCGCGTTTTTCAGCGCGCGGACGCTCTTGCTTTTGCTTTTGATCTAAAGGATTAGCTCTTAAAGGATCGGGTGCACGTGCTGCACCCCGTTCCTGCGTCAGTTGCACCCCGTTACCGTCAACGGGGTGCACGTCCTGCACCCCGTCAGGCGAACGGGGTGCACGTGCTGCACCCCGTTCGTTTTCGTCTGTCATGTTCAAGTCGTAGACCACTGGACGCATGTCTGCCCGCTTGATCCATGCCCGAGCGATATCCTGATTCCCGAGCCGCGCAACGTCGATGGCGACCATCTGGCCGAGCTTCGCGGTAATCGTCCGGCGTGAAAGCCCGGTGTCGTCCATGAGTGTTTGGATACTCGGGAACGCGGCCTGCCCGGATTCGTTCGCATAGTTCGCCAGACATAGCAGGACGTGCCTCGCGGTCGGTTCGGTAACGATGCGCTGCTTGAGCGCCCAAACCATCGCCTGGATGCTCAATGGATCGCCTCCCCGCCTAGCATCGCGAAGCCGTCGGCAATGGTTACAAGCGGGGATGCCTTGCACGTGACCAGGTAGCCGCAAGGCGTCGGATCGAAGGCGTAGTCGTATCCTTCGCCCTTAAGCGCGGCGCGGTTGGCTTCCATCGAATGCAGCGGCAACTTGGAAAAGAACGAATCGCCGGCGAAGACTTCGCGCCAGATTCGTGGGATCCGTGGGATCCGTGGGATCTGTGGTTCGGTGGTTCGTGGTCGTTTCATGGCCGGAATTCTGGCGCCAGCCTTCCGGCAATTGGAAGTCCCAAAAATAGAACGATGCGTTCCATCCGTGGCGCTTCCGGTGGAACGATCACGGAGCGATGATTCGTTCACCGGCAAGACCGCCGGGACCGGACGGAGCCGATGCCATGACGTACTACGCCGAAACCTTCAAGAAATTGCAGCCGAAGCACGATCCTCGTCATATCGAGGCTTTCGTGCGGCTGGAATACTCCACGCTCAACCATCTGAGCCTCGCCACGCTTCGCCGCGAAGCGAAGATCGCCGCCGGTTGCATCGAAGTCGATGGAATCGAAAACGCCGAAGAATGCGCGCGGAGTTTCGGACTGTGAGCGCCGTCAGGAAATACACAAACGCCGAAGCAGCCGCCATGTTCAGTTGCACCGTGGAGCAGATTCGCGCCCAACATGCGAAGAACGCTGCGGCGACGCTGGACGATATTGAAAAGGCCGAACGCCTCGGCAAGACGAAGGTCCGCAATTACACGCTGGACGAACTCCGCGAGCAATACGCGCGACTCGTCAGGATGTCGTTGTCATGATCGAATCCTCCGCCCGCTGGGCAATCACGAACACGCATGCCCGCACGCGCGAGCAGCGCGACTACCTCGGCAAACTGGTCATGCCGCGCACGATCCGCGCGGCCCAGCCGGACCTGGTTGTCGCGCTCAAGCATCTGCGCGCGGCTTGCGAGGCGTTTGAATCCGCCGAAAAGGCGATCGCCAAAAAGGTCAAGCCATGAAGAACGAAGCCTGCGGTTGGCGGTGGTATGCCGTCCTAAATTGCGAAGGTCTACGTTATGGTTTGAACGGGTTCGCGTCGATGACGCTTGCCGAGCGCGAACTCGCGCATGCAAACCGCTATGGCAAGGATCCGCCATATCGCATCGCTGTTCTGGTCGAGCGCGAGCGGCTGTACCACGTCATTGCGGTCAACGAAAAAACCGGCGCAATTACCGTCTGTACGTCTTCGCCAGTCACGCATGACGAAGCCTGCGCGATCAAGTCGAAATATCTCCCAAACAAAAATCGGCGGATTCAGCTTTCAGAACTGGATCATGTGGCATGACCTTCGATCCCATCGAACGCGACCTCGACCGCCATCTGCGCGAGCAGGAACGCGCCGACGCGCTGGACGACTTGATCGACGCGAAGGTCGCCGACTGGCTCGCCGATCCGGCGCAGGTTCGCGCCGCTTTCCAGTCCGAAGACTTCGACCTTGAGAACTTCGGAAGCGTGGTCGATGACTGCCTCGGACGCGTCCACGTTGACCGCTCCGCGCGCGCCGAGGCGTTGCTTGCTTCGGTCGAAGGTGAACTGCGCCGATTCTTCTACAAGCTGGCGCCGGACGCCGTAGCCGACGAACTACAGGCCGCGCAAGACGACGCGGACGAATGCGCTGCAGAGGCGCGAGAGTTTTCGCGCGCAGCGCGATACGGCGGGGAATACTGAAATGGCAAACCATAAAGACTGGCCGACCCAGCCGGAACGGCTGCAGTTGCTTTACCTCGGCTGGATGCCGCCGGAAAACGCCACGCGGTTGCTCGGCGCGGCGAGCCTGGTCGACCATGAATTGCACGAAGGCGAGCGGTTCGTTTCGTTGAACGCCGCGCGCGTTCTGCGCCTCACGCTGGAAGACGTGACCCCATGAACAGGAGCGCTGCTATGGTCTGGCCCGTCCATTGTTGCAAAGCGTGCGGTGTGCGCGACCAGGTGAACCCGGAGGATGGGTTGTGCGTCGAATGCTGGCGCGCCTCACCGGCCTATGCAGCGCAGCGTGAATACTGGCGCGCGAACCGCTGGCGGATCATCATCACATTCGTTCCTTGCCTGATTGCTGTTTTCGCGCTCGAGGCGGCGTCTTTTTTCTGCGATTGCTGGCGCGAAGTCAGGCCGCGCAACGCCGGCGAGGCTGTTTGCATGGCGATCGCCTTGATCATCTTCCCGCTCGCCGTTCTGATCGGCTGGTTTGGCTGGTTCGGCGGCGCGAAGTTCTAACCGTTTCCACCGTTCCACTACCCGAAGGAGTTACCGTGAGCAAGCCGAGGAAAACCGCAACGAAGTCGGCGCCGAAGCCTGGCGTCGCGACCGCCGAAAACGTCCAGCCGACCACGCCGGAAACCTTGACCGCCGTGACCTTGAAGAAAGGCATCATGACGATCGCGGTCGACGAATTGAAGAACGCGCTCGGCGCATGGCATGAACTGTCGGAAGCCGAGCAGGAAAAGGTTCTGCATCGCCTGGACGCTGCGGCCGCCGACATCACGACGCGCTCGCTGGAACTGTTCGCCACGTCCGGCATCGCGCGCGTTTGCTGCACACTGGAATCGATCACGGTGAAGGACGGAATCAAAGGCGTGATCAGCTTGAGCCGCCACGACGTGCAGCGCCACGATTTGATGGACGCGCAAGGTCAGACGATCTGGGTCGTGCTCGCGAACCCGGAACAGTTCGCCGACGCGCCGCATGGATTGAAAGCCGACGCCGACCAGAAAGCGCTGGACTTGAACGCGGCGCTGGACAAGATCGCAGGAAGTGAGGAAGCCGAGCCGAAGCCGAGCAAGCCGCCAGGCATGCCGGACGCGTCGAAGCCTGTCGCCGATCCCGATGCGCCGGCCGATCCGGACACGAACCCGGACAAGCCGAACCCGTAACGAACGCCCGGACGCCGGACCGCATGTCCGTGCGGGAGCGACACGCCCGCACTAATGCGCCGGCTACCCTTCGGTAGACAGGCCGACGCGGTTCGCCGATGCGATATTCGGCCTGGTATTTTCAGAATGCCGCCTGCCAATTTGCGGACCGGAAACCCGGCGAGCAGCCACGGCACAACCAGGCGGCATTCTCAAACGTCCACAACCGGAGAAACAAAGATGGCAGACACCGATCCCGACCGCGGCGAATTCCTCGCACGCGGAAGCAAGCAGCCACGCAAGACGAAGGCGCGCGGTCCGGCGCCGGTGAACGATCCCGATGCGCCGCCGCCAGACGATTCGAAGCCGGCCGAGCAACCCAAGCCGCAACCGGAACCGCCGGCACAAGCGTTGACCGTCCCACAAAAGGCCGAGCGCGCGCTCGGCTTCGTCGAAACGAAGGCGAAGCTGGCCGCGCTGGTCGAAGAAACGAAGACGATCACGGCGATCACGGACAAGGCCGGGTATGACCTGGTCCACGCGTCCTACATGAAGCTCAAGAACACGCGCGTCCAGGTCGAAAAGCTCGGCAAGGAAGCGCGCGACGAAGCGAACCAGTTCCGCGCCGCGGTGATCGACAAGGAAAAAGAACTGGTCGCGATCATCACGCCGGAAGAAAACCGGCTATTCGCGCTGCGCGATGCCGTGGAAAAGGAAGCCGACCGCGTGAAGGCCGAGCGCGTCGAAGCCGAGCGCAAGCGGCGCCAGGCGTTCGAAGACGACATCGCGGTCATGCGCGGCGCACCGATGCGCGTGGTCGGCAAGACGGCCGACGACATCCGCGCAGAACTGGCCGTGCTCGAGCGCGACGTTCTGACCAGGTTCGACGACGAATACTTGCCGGCCGCGCAGCGCGCGCGCGACGACGCGATCGAATTGCTGCGCCGGATGCACGCCGAGCGGACCCAACTGGACGCCGACCGCGCCGAAGCCGCTCGAGCGCGCGAGGAAAACGAACGGGTCGCCGCGGCGAACAAGGCCGAAGCAGACCGCCTACAGGCCGAGCGGGATGCCGCTCAGGCCGAGCGGGACCGCCTACAGGCGATCGAAGACCGGAAAGCGGCCGACGCCAGGGCCGAAGCCGCGCGCATCGAACGCGAACGGCAGGACGCGGAGGATCGGCGTTTGGCGGCCGAGCGTGCCGAAGCGCAGCGGATCGAAGACGAACGCCTTGCCGCCGAGCGCGCGGAAGCCGAGCGCGTCCGGAAGGAACGGCAGGACACCGAAGACGCCGAGCGCAAGCGCCTGCAGGCCGAACAGGACGAAGCCAACCGGCTCGAGCGCGAACGGCTGGTCCAGGAAGCCGAAGACCTGCGGATCCGCGAGGAAGCCGCCGAAGCCGAACGGCTGCGCCTGGAAGAACAGGAAATCGAACGCGCTACGCTGGTCGACGCCGCGCGCGGCGCGCTCGCCTTGCTGGTCAACGAAGGCTATGCGCGCCGGATCGAAACCAGGAAGCTGCGCGCGGCGCTGGGCAATCTGCCGAAGGTGGTCCTATGAAAATCGAAGTGCAAGGCAACGGAATCGGCGGTTACGGTCGCGCGCTTGTCGTGTCGATCGACTTGAGCGATCCAAACGAAGTCCAAGACATCCTGGTCAACGGTCGCGGCCTCCGGAATCTGGTCGAATGCGAACGCGACGCGGTTGCCCAGTGCGGAAGGCTTCGTTATCAGTTGACCGGCGTGATGCGCGAGCGGCAGTCGGCATGCGAGCGCGCGAACTTGCACCAGGCTTCCCTCGAGGAAGTTTGCCGCGAGCGCGATTCCGCGAAGATAGCGGCGGACGCCTACCGCGACCAGCGCGACAAGGCGATCAGCGAGCGCGACGCGATCAAAGGCAAAGCCGACGCGATGGAAGCCACGGCGCACGACTTGCTGCGTGAGCGGAACGACGCGCTGGTGCTTGGAAGTTATCAGCAGGCCATTACGATGCAGCGAACGATTGCCGAACAGTTCGCCAAGATCGAAGGGTTGACCACGGAGCGCGACGAAGCCCGCGCAGCGCTCGCCGACAAATTCAGGGTCGCCGTCGCATCTTCCGGTCCTGGTCCGGTCGCCGGCATGGTCTATGACCTGAGCGATACGGAGCGGCATGAGTCGGCGATCTGCCAGCGGTTGCAGGAACTCGGATGGCTTCCGCCGGACGAACGCGAAGCGTTGAATCAGTCGGTCCAGGAATTGCGCGAGAAACTTTCGAAGGCGCGGCGCGTTCTGGATGGTATTTGACTTTCGGCGCGCGAAGGCGCGTCATCCGTAAGCCGGACGGATCCCGCATTGTCCGGCTGTGCATTCCCCAGCCACCAGGAAGGAGCCAGATATGGCCGCAAACCCGAAAGAACCCGCGTCGACCGCAATGGTCGCGCGGCAGGCAACGCCAGACGACATGATCTTCGCCGGTATCAAGGCGAACGTCCCGATCGAAACCCTTGAGCGCCTTTATGCGCTGAAGCAGAAGTACGAAGCGGACGAAGCCCGCAAGGCTTACGTCGAAGCTATGGCCGAGTTCAAGAAAAACCCGCCGGAAATCCTCAAGTCGTCGCGCGTGTTCTTCAAAGGAAAGGACGGCAAGGCGGACACGTCCTACTATCACGCCGACCTCGGCAACGTCTGCCAGCAGATTGTTTCCGCGCTCGCCGCGCACGGCTTTTCGCATGCGTGGGACGTGAAGATGGAAGGCGGCGTCGTGGTCACGTGCACGATCACGCACAAGCAAGGCCACAGCGAGCGCATCGTCATGCCGCCGGCACCGATCGACCAGAGCGGCAACAAGAACACGATCCAGGGCATCGCGTCGACCCAAACGTATATGCAGCGCTACAGCCTGCTCGCTATTACCGGGCTCGCTACGGTCGGCATGGACAACGATGGCCGCGGCGATCCGGACGCCGGCAAGGACGAAGCCGACAACCTCACGGAAGCCGAGCAGCAGACGGTCGAAGACTGGATCAATAACGCGGCCGTCAATCGCGTGCGGTTCTATGAATGGGCATCGCGCACGACCGGCCTTGTGATCGAAAAGGTCGCCGACATGCCGCGCTCGCACTACCAGAACATCCTGAACCAGTTGAAGAACACGGCCACGCAAAAGGGGCTCGTGAAATGAGAGCCGCGACCGATCGCGACCTGGCAATCGCGCGCATGTCCCATCTTTCGTGGAAGGCGCGCAAGGCGAACGGCGGTTACTGGCGCGAGCGCTGGAAGCAATGCAACCGCAAAGGATGCCGGTGGGAACACCGGCTAGTCTGGCAACGATCCACAACCGAACCGACAACACAAAGGAAGCGCAATGGACAAGCTCGAAATCTTCGATGTTAAGCAGAACACGCCGGAATGGTTCGCCTGCCGGCTTGGCATTCCGACCGCTTCGCAGTTCAAGACCGTGCTCGCATCCGGTCGCGGCGGTGGCGATTCGAAAACGCGCCGGAAGTACATGCTGCAGTTAATCGGCGAGCGCCGCACCGGCAAGCCGACGGAATCGTTTTCGAACGGTGCGATGGAACGCGGTCACGAAATGGAAGACGAAGCGCGCGCGGCCTATTCGATGCGCTATGACGTCGACTTGCTTCCTTGCGGGTTCATGCGGCGCGGCCGCAAAGGCGCCAGCCTGGACCGCTTGATCGGCACGGACGGCGCGGCCGAAATCAAGACGCACGTCCCACACATCCATTTCGAAATCATGCTTGCCGGCAAACTGCCGCCGGAAAACAAAGCGCAAGTTCAGGGGCAATTGCTGGTCAGCGGCCGAGCATGGATCGACCTGGTTTCCTACTGGCCAGGCTTGCCGATGTTCAAGTTCCGCGAGGAACGCGACAGCGCTTACCTGGCCGAACTGTCCGTCGCGATCGACGACTTCAACGGTGAACTGGACGCGCTCGAAGAACGGATTTTCGGCAACGCTGCATAACTGCGGAGCGCGACATGTTGCGATTGAAACGCAAACCCGGCGAGGCGGTTTGGATCGGTGATTCGGTCCGCCTTGTCGTTCTATCGGTCGAAGGCGAGCGCGTCGAAATTGGAATCGACGCGCCGCCACACGTCCCCATTATGCGCGAGGAACTAACGAAGCTCGCGAAATCAAAGGAACCGAAATCATAACCACTTGGTTGAAAGACACAAACGGAAACAAGTGCAGCGTCGAATACTTCGGATCGGCCGAAGCGGCACAAAAGGCGCTCGATAGCCTCATCGATTGCAGAGATTGCACAAACTGCTCGCGCTGCTCGCACTGCTCGCGCTGCTCGCACTGCTCGGGCTGCTCGCGCTGCTCGGGCTGCTCGGACTGCTCGCGCTGCTTGGACTGCTCGCGCTGCTCGGGCTGCTCGGGAAAAACCGGCGGCTTCGTTCCGCCGACTATTCCGAAAGTCGAAAACATTCACTGGCGAATCGCCGATGCGGTCACGAATCGAGGCGAACTCGCAATGGAAAGCTGGCATTCGTGCAACACGACGCACTGTCGTGGCGGCTGGGCTATCCATCTTGCCGGCGAGGAAGGATATGCGCTCGCACGCTTTCACGGCGACGCGCTGGCCGCCCAGTTGATCTACCGCGAGAGCGGCGCTCCGATCAATCCTTGCCGGTTCTATGATTCGAACGAAGCGGCGATGGCCGATATCCTGGCGTGCGCGATGGCGGAAGCCGCGAAGTCATGAATGAGTGCGCGGCCTTTGGAGTGGAGCGCAAGACGGTCGCCTGGACCATAGGCGGCCGCTTGCGGGATCGTTTCCATCCGCTTGTGCCGATCCATGCCAACGAATCGAACACGCCAGAGGATCGCGTCCTGCGCATCCTTGCGCAAGCGCCGGCGACGGTCACGGACCTTTCACGCCTCACCGGAATCAGCACGCAGGATATATACGTCCTAATGCGCCGGCTTACCAGTCAACGCCGCGTCGTTCGGAGCGCTTGCCGCCTCACAAGGAACGGCATGCACGGCGCGCAGCATTTCTTTTCAGTTTCAGGAGCCAGCCGTGGGTGATTACATTACGTTGATGGGGGCCGACGACGTGCAACGCGCGGCCGGCAGGATGCAAAGCGCTGCCGACGATATGCAGCGAGCGGCAAGCAGTTTCGACAGTTCAATCGATCGACTTGCTCGGATATTGGAAGAACACGCCGAGCGAATCGAACGCGCGATGATGCCGAAGGAATGAGCGGCCACACTTGCCACTGGCCAGGATGCGCCGTCGAAGTTCCGCCGGCTATGTGGGGTTGCCGCCTGCACTGGTATTCCCTGCCGAAACCGATCCGGGACGCGATCTGGCAAACATACCGGCCAGGTCAGGAAGTAACGAAGACACCGAGCGCGGCATATCTGGCGGCCGCGCGCCGCGCTAGGGAATGGATTCAAGAGCAACCGACGAAATCTCCGCGCGCGCCTATTCCGATAACACCGGACCTTTTTAGTTCCAAACCCTTCCAGAAACTAAGGAAATGCCGTGGATAATTCCGAAGCAACCGCCGAGCGTCCCGAATTCGTAGCGCCCGAGCCGCTGTTCCACGCGGTCTATCAGTACCGCGCGCACGTTTCGGATTTCGTGATGGTCGGCCTTTACACGCTCAAGTCCGATGCCGAAGCGCACGAAAAGTATCTCAAGGCAGCCGACGTGAAGTTCTGCGGCGCGATTCTGTCGATGACCTTCGCTGACCTGATCCGGCGCTTGACGGACGAACGGCTCGGCGTGATCCATGCGGACCTGCAAAAACTACTCGAGCGCACGGCCGCACCGGACCTGTTCGTCGTCGAATATGTCGAGCGCAACGCGCTCGGTGGCGTGACGCTGGTCCGCAAGGCGCGCGCGCAGCGGAGCTTGCACGAAGCGTGCGTCGCGGTGGTCGAGCGCGCGATCGAAGCGGCCGAGTTCGCCGCGCATTTCCAGGTTCTGGAGTAGGCGCCATGCCTTGCAAGACGATCGACCTCGGGAACGGATCGTTCGCGATCGTGAAGATGGCCAGGACGCCGGCGAAGCGCTGCAAGTTCTGCGGCTCGCCGCGAAGGAAAGGCGATCGCTGACTTACTGGACGATCCCACGCTGAACCATGAAAAACCCGGCGCTCGGCCGGGTTGAATTCCTGAACTGTCCGGTCTATAAAGCCAGCGTGTCCCGGCTTGACGGATGCCCTGCGGGAAGATGCCCAAGCCAAACGGCCGCCAGTTCGCGCTGGCGGCCGTTCCTTTTTCAGTTCCCGATGACGCCGGGCATTGCGAGCGCCATGATCGCGGCGTCGTCGGCGATGTTCCCGTCGGCGATGGAGCTCCAAACGTCGGCAGGCACGTTCGGGCTCGCCGCCTTGATCGCCTCCATCTTGCCGACGTAATCGGCCGTGAGCTTTGCTAGGCCGATGGCGAACTTCGCAGCGCCGCCAAGCGCCGGATTGTAGGCCGACACGGCGGCCTCGAGCGCGGCTTCGACTGTCGGCTCGGCGGTCGCGACCGCCTGCTTGATGATCGGCTCGGCCGCCTGGAAGTCGGCGACCAGCGAGGCGGCCATGCTGGACCAGTTCGAAGCGTTCATGGTGCTTTGCTCCCGGCGATCTGTTTCGTTGCGGTTTCGGCGCCGAGTAGCGCGTCCCATGCGGCTTGGGAAATGCTGGTCGGCATCGGCTTGGTGTTGCAGATCGGCGCCTTGAACGGAATCGCGGCGCGGACCGCTTTCAATTGCCACGCCTGCAACGTGCCGGTCGATGCGGCGAGCAGGACGGCGTCTTCGCCGCTCTTGATCGTCTGGCACGCCTCGGCAATGCGTGTCGGCGTGGCGGCTGCGTTGACGGTGGCGACCGCTTGTTCGGTCTTGTGGAGCGCGGCGCATGCGCTCAGGAGCGCCACAGCGGCGATGGCGAAGAACTGACCTCGAGACAACGGAAACATACGAACCTCCGGTGGATGGGAACAGCGCCGTCGATCCTACGCCGTTCCGTCTTCGTCGTCTTTCGGCGGGTTCAAGTTCGGCTGCTTCGTGAGCGTGCCGTACATCGTCCAGGCGCAAGCGAAAACCAGGACGACGCTCGCCAGGTAATGCGGCAGGCTTTTCGTCATCGGCTCGGCTTGCGCGTAGGTGACCGCAGCGTTGCCGACTGCCGCGACGATCCCGCCGCCGGCGCCGTGCGTCGACCGGAACTTGAGATAGTCGCGCCAGTCGTCGCGAATCTTGCCGGCGCTCGCTCGCGCATCCATGCATGCGGCGATCTGGTCGCGCAAGCGCGGCGGCTGGTCAGGCTGCGGCGTCAGCATGTGACGAGCTCCCCGTTGGTGACGAAACCGTGCCAGCCGCAACCGCCTCGGCGAAGGATCGAAGGCGTCAGCGTCAGCGCTTCGAACGCCTCGCCGGTGCGCGCCCATTTCGGCAAGCAATGCGGATCCGATGGATTGCCGTCTAGCGGCGGGTCGATGTAGACCGCGATCGGATGCTGACAACCGCACGGGCAATCGAATGTCAGCATCACGCCTTCGCGGCGCGGCACCGGCTTGCCTTCGCATGTAACGCCAGGGCCGCCTGAGCCTATCCACTTCGGGTTCAGGTCGGTGAGTTTCACGACACTTCGACAACCAGGACGCGGTCGTCACTGTCGGCGATCGCTTCGCGCGCGTAGCGCGGCAGGATGATGCAGCCCTCGGACGCCTGGCCGGATCGCGGCGCCGACAGGTCGCCGTGGATCATGAAGCCGGACCTGCCGAACATTGCGTTTTCCGGATGCGGGACCAGGTGAGCGGCGACCGGGCCCTTGCCGGGAACGTCGTCGAACGCGTCGCCGATGTCATAGGTGCCGACCGGGATAGGGCCGAGCGCATGCATGCCCTGGTCCAGCGAGCGATTGCGGTGATCGTTCGGACCGCCGACGGCGGCGCCGTCCCATGCGCCGGAATAGCCGGCCGCCAGCATGATCCCGTCGGGCCGAAACATCCGGCCGGTGTTCTGTTCGTAGCGCCACATATCAGTCCTCCTGCCCAAGTTTAGCGAGTAGAACGTCGAAACGCTTTTCAAGCGGTCCCAGTTCGGCGCGGACGATCTGGGTCATGATTTTTTCCATTTCCCCTTTCGGGTGGTGGTTGCTTTCCAGATCGCTTCGCAGGTCATCGAACTTGCTCAAGAGTCGACCAATGGTTGTCGCGTTTTCGAGCCGGCGCTGTTCGAACTCGTTGCGCAATACCAGCAGCCGGTATTCGCTTTCGTCCTTCGCGGTTTTTAATTCACGGTCGAGGCGGTCGTTCGTTGCCTTGATTCGTTCATTGATGGCGCCCGTAACTGCCTTGATATAGGCGCCGAGCAGGCCGCCGATAATCAGGATGCAAACGCCAAGCGCCCACGCTGCGGTTAGGACATTTTCGCCGGTTGCCATTGCTTTGTTCCTTCAAAGTAAGGTCGCGACGTCTTTCACAATGCCAGCATGCAACGCGCTGGCCAGGTTCGTGCGGATGCTGTAGTGCTCGAGCACCGTTGCGTGAATCGGATCCTTGAAAAGCGGCGCGGTATCTTCGCCGAGGACCGCCATGACCAGGATCCGGCGCAGCGCGTCGATCCCGCCGACCGCTTCGACTTCATGGTGGTTGCTGGCATGCCGGAAGGCCGAGCGGATCGGCTGGCCGTTCGCGTCGAGTACTGCATTGCCGGCTTCGTTGACCACGCGCGCCGAAATGCCGACGACCGGGTTGCCGCTATGCGGTTCGACGAAGCCTTCGACGGTCACGGCGACCAGATCGCCGGTGTCGAGCTTGACCACGGTTTCATGCTCGGAAAGCGCGAACCCGGACTGGTCTGGCTTGGAATACATGCGAGCGCCTCACGGTTTCAGGTTGTGGCTGTAGATCCGGTGCGTTGCATCCTTGCCGGCGGCGAAACTCACGCCGCCAAGGTGGATATGGTACACGGACCGTTCGCCGAGCGGTTCCACGCTGACCACGGTTTCGACGCCGCGGTCGGTGATCACGTTATGGCCGAGCATATTTTCGGCAAGCTCGGAACGGCCGGTCAATAGATCGAACGGCGTGCACGCCGAACAGTCCAGGACCGCGCCGGCATCGGTCGTGATCCGGACACAAGCCGCTCGAGCGCGTTCAATCGCCTGCAGTTCACGCGGGAAGACCGCCATGCCGTCGACCGCCAGGTTCATGCAATCGAACACGTCGCCAGGCAATGCGTCGGCCGCGTAAAGGCCGGGACCGATCAGCATGCCGTCGCAAACGCAGCGGTCGTTGCTGCCGCCGCCGGAACCAGAACCGGCGTTCGGATAGACCACGACGACAGCACCGATGTATGCGCGGCCGTCGGCGCCGTAGACGTCGTTCGCGTTCGTGGTCGCGACCAGGGTATGCGATCCGCCCGCGTAGAGCGCGTCGTCCATGTAAAGGTAATAGGTGACCGTCGTTCCGTTCGTACCAGTCGTGCCGGCGCTCATCGCGTTGTAGTTGATCGAAACCGAACCGGCCAGGACGGTGAACGCCGCGACCGAAATCGTCGCCGTCGCCGGCGTGCCAGCGGCCGCCGAATAGGTGATCACGGCGGGCAGCTTGCTGTTGAAGTTCGTGACCGTGATTTGCGGGAGGTTGCGTTCGTCGCCGATCTGGACGCCCGATCCGGGAACGATGATCCCGGACACGTAGCGGCCTTGCGAGTTGTAGACCGCGGTATAGGCCGACCAGCCGCCGGCGATGACCGATCCGCGCGAGCGCGCGCGGTAGTACCAGAGCGTGTTCGACGTGAAGGCGTGGTGGAAGCTGGTCGCCGTCGGCCCGCATTGCGCGATCACGGTCCAGCCGGTCGAGCCGTTCGCGGAAATTTCGATCGACGTGCAACCCACGGCCGCCGGATTCACGTTCTGCCAGGTCATGTTGTTTCCGTCGGCGACCGGGATGACCGCGAACGCGCCTGGCGTTTGCGGAACGTCCGGGCATTCGACATTCGTGCCGACGACGTAGGTGTACGGCGTCTCGCCGGCGAGCGTGCGGCCGCCGAGTCCGAAGACGTTGAACGAGAGGAACTTCAGGTAGATCGTTTTGCCGATCTGCGACGGATCGACCGGAATGCGCAGGATGTTTTCGTCGAGCCGAACGAACGGAGCGCCGGCCGAATGCGAAGCGATCGCCGAGCCGTAGCCGCCGCGGCGGATCCGCGTGCCCAGCGTGTAGGACGGACCGGCCGCTAGCGTGGCGACCTGGTAGGAAATGATTTCGGTGTCCACCATCGCAAGCGTCACGAATTCGTCACAGTCCGACGCCGAGCCGCCGAGCAATTGCGCGGTGCCATTGAGCGACACGTTCGGCGCCGACGTGGTGTCCGGGTCGGCGACGTTGCCGAGCGTGTTCGTCAGCACGCCATAGGCTGCGCGGCGCGCGTAGGTGGTCAGGTAGGTGTAGCTCGATCCGTTCTGGCTCATGAACACATCGCAGCCGGCCCACCAATCCGAAAGGCCGATGATCGCGCACCAGATTTCCGGCGCGTTCGGCGATACCAGGAAGCCTGGCCCGCGGAATATGTACGGCGCCGCGATCGGTCCAGGGTCGGTCAGTCGATCGACCGCCGTCGCGCCGTTCGGCTGGTTCGCATAGCTGTTGCCGTGGCCGATCCCTTCCGGATATTCCTCGGCAATGAAGGAAAGCAGTCCGTGCGCGTCTTCGTCCACTTCGATGATTCGCACCGGCGTCAGGTTGAGTCCGGTGTTCGCGTCGGTCAACGTCACGATGTCCATGCATTCCAGATCGCAATAGCGCCAGGAAAGCTGGAATTCGTAGGTGTTGCGCACGTAGAACTGGCGCTGGAGCAGGTTTTGCGCGACCAGTTGGGCAACCGTTCCGGACGTGATCATGCTGGTCGAGTCGGTCGCGTCGGCGCGCTGGCCGAGCGTCAAGACATCCTGGTCGATCGACGCCACGACGCCGTCGTCGTGATAGGTATTCGCGCGATCCTTGTATTGAACGCGCACGATGTTTACCGCATCGGCTGCGGACTTGCGCTTGATCTTGACCGCCGGCCCTGGTCCGTTCGTGATGAAGTCGGCCGGCCCGAGGTTGATTCCGGTTGCTGCAGGCGGGTTGTAGGTGCGGCTGTTGCCGGTGATCGTGCGGTCGCCGTATGGCTGGAATTTCAGGACGCCTTCGGAAAACCACGCCGCGGTATTCGAATACTTGATCAGTTCGTCGAGCGTTTGCAGGCCGGATTGCTGGGTGTCGTACACCGGCGAAAACAGCAGCCCGGCCGCACGCGCATAGTTCGAAAGCTGGGTCAGGCTTCCGAGCGCGTTGAAGTTCATCCCCTCGAGCGCATTCGTGCAGACGTAGGTGATGATGTCGGCCGGGTCGCAGTCGTACACGCCGCCGCCAAGCTGGCACGGTCCGTCCATTTCGAAGTTGTAGTTCGGAAGGCTAGGCGACTGGCCAAGCGGAAGATCCTGGAACGCGACCAGGCCGGTGCCGGAATAGCCGAGCGCCGCGGCGCCGGACAGGTGGCCCCAGGGCGCCTGGCCAGCGGTCCCGGAAAAGTCCACGCCGGACAGACTGGCCAGCGAAACCACGCTGGTGCCGTCGTAGACCGCGTTGACGGTGGCCACGCCGGCGCAAAGGCCTAGTTCGAAGGATGCGCTGTAGTTGTAGCCGGTCACGCTGTAATGGCTGCCGCCGCCCTTGCCACTTTGCGTTTTCGTGACGATCGGGATCGCCTTGAAGTCGCCGTACCAGATACACGTTCCGGCGACCTTGTTCCGGCCAAGGATGACCGGGATGCACACGCCGTATTGCGAGCCGGTGAAGTCGATCCCGAGCGCGGCCTTCGGAACGGCTGCAGCGGGTTGCTTGTGACCGCCGAAGATGCTCATGGCTTGAGCCGCCAGTAACACGGCTGGCGATGATTCCAGCGCCGGACCTCGGCCAGTTCGACCTCGCCGGCGTCCTGGTTGGCATGGATCATCCGCACGAAGGCGCCGTCGACCGCGCAAACGATCCCGCCGTGCGCGAACGCGCGACCGAACCGGAACATCACGACATCGCCAGGCGCCGGCCGATCGACCTTGACAGCGAATTCCTGGACCCATCCGAGGAAGCGTTCGCTATCCCGGTGAAGGTGCCAGTCCGGTGGATACGGTCGCGGATCGAACATCGGGACCAGGCCAAGGTCGCAGAACACGCGGACCAGGATCATGGCGCAGTCCACGCCGCCGCGGTCGGCGCCGTTCTTCCGGATGTCGCCGGCGTGGTGATAGGCCGTACCAATCCACCCCAGCGCAGCGCCGACGATCCGGCGCCCCACATCCCCGGATTTTTCCGCCGGCGTTGCCGTAGGCCCGGACGTTGACGATTTGAGCGGTTCTGTGGTCATGTCCTTCCCTACTGCATCTGGAACTGGCCGTGCTGGCCGCCGGGACCGCGCGCAATGCCGCCGCCGCCCTGGCCAGCGCCGCCGCCGCCGTCGGTCGGCGGGTTGCCGCCCATCGTGAGCGTTTCTGGCGTCGGGACGTAGGGGAACCCGCGGTAGTGCGCGATGTTCGAAAACTTCGGACAGCCGTTCGCCCCGGTTTGCGTCTTGTCGCAGCCTGGCTGGATGTCGAAGGTGTCGCCAGGTGCACAAGGCGCCGGCAACGGATAGAGCAGGTCGATCACGCCGGACGCGAAGCCGCGGACCGATCGGACCAGGCCGGCGTTCGCCCCGGTCTGGATCGTGACCCATCCTTGCGCGAAGTAGCCGGAAGCCTGGCCGAGTCCGGCCGCGGTGATCTGGCTGTTCAACGCCGACGTCACGACGACGCCGTAAACCTTGAACGTCGCCGGGTTCGCCTGGCATCCGGCGTCGTAGATCGTGTTCTGGCATTGCGGCAGGAAGTAGTTTCGCGGGAACTGGCCGGCCAGGTAAATCAGCGAGCTTGAACAATGCAGCACCACGCGGTTGCTATCGACTTCCACGTCGGTGACGATCCCGGAGAAAAGGTTGATCGTTCCACGTGAAACGTCGTCGAGCGAAGGCGAGAGGAACTTGTCGACCGTGATCGTTGCAGCATCGAATCCGCCGGCAACCGCGAAGGCGCCAGGCGTGGTTCCAAACATCGCGGTGTTCGCGTTGTAAAGCAGGTCGACCTCGATCGTTTCGACGGCCACGCCGATCGCCATCTTCGTGCCTTGCCGCTGGAATGCCGGAACGGTGTCCTGGACCGTGCAAAGGTAGGTATGGCCGCCGACGGTGATGTTCTGCGGCGCATCGGTCAGGCGCAGCGTCGAGCCGTTCGCGAAATTGAAGGTCACCAGGTCGGCGACCATGAGCGAAGCCGACGAACGAAGCATGGTCCGGAAACCTGCGCTGCAGTTCTTCACCGTGCAAGCTCCATCGTCAGGCCGCCTTGTTCGTACATTTGCGAAAGCATCTGGTTGAATTCGTAGGTGTCGGCGTCCTTCGAAGCGCCGGCGGCGAAGCGCACCAGGTATTTGTACGTCCCGGTCCATAGGATCGGCGCAGCGTTCACCGGCGGCGCGACGAACGTGACCAGGCCGAGCGCAAGCGTGTAATCGGTCACGGTCACGTTCGCGGTCGTGGTCGGGATGTAGCGTGTTGCCACGGATCCTGTTTCGCCTTGTGCGCCCCAAAGGTAGAACCCGCTCGCACCGTCGCCGTGATAGGACGGACCAGCGTTAAATGCGTCGACGCGCTGGTTGCTTGTGACCGGCGAGGCGGAAGTCTTCGCGGTCACGGTGATCCGGAAGAACCCATGCGCAGCCGGTGTAATCGTCCCCGTGGTTCCTGCGGTCAGTCCGGAAACCGTGACTCCAGCCAGGTCGAAGTCGGCCGAAGGTAGCGCGGCCGAGTCCCATCCGCTCGCGCCGCCGATGACTTCCATGCGAACGGACGTGCGTCCGCTCGGCTTCACGTAGGCGCTGAACGTGTAGAACGTCGAAGCCGCCAGCGTGAGATTGCCGCTCCGGGTGGCATGAAAGCCGGTGCTGGTGTCTTCGACAAGCTGGTCGGCGGTCGTCGTGCCGTCTGGCGCGGCCGTTGCATCGGCGGTGATCGTCGCGCCAAGTTCTACCCAGTAACCGTTGTCGATCGTCTGCGACTGATGGACCAGGTTCGTGCGCGCGGTCGGCAACATCGGCGTGTAGCCTTGCCAGTCGTTGACGTAGATCGTTTCGCCGGCGTCCGGCTGGGTGATCGGGTAGGTATAGGCATTCTTGAGCTGGAACGCGACCGTCGATCCGTCGCCGGTGCCGAATTGCTGCATCGTCACGCCGCTATCGTTCGTCGGCGCGACCAGGAACGGCTGCAACGGTCCGGTCAAGGTGATCAGGAAAGCGAGGAACGTGTTCAGGTCGGCCGGCGCCAGGTAATTCCACGCAAGATCGAACTCGAGCAACGGAACCGGCCAGCGGCCGGTCTGGAATTTCGCGCCGCTGGCGGCGACTTCCGCGGCGGTCGAAAAGACCATCCGCGTCTTGATGTCCCAAGCCAGGCCGATGAACGACGGAAACACTGGGTAAGTCATCGCGCGTTCCCCACGTGGCCAAGCCGCGCGGCATGGCGCGCCGCCGATGCGAACGCCGCCGGATTGCGGCGCAGCGATTCCTTCATGCTGCGCGCGTCAAGCGCGAAGATCGTGATGCCGCCGCCGGAACCGTCGCGGACCTTTTTCGCGATCGGTGCTGGCAGGACCATTTCGTTCTTGTGCAGCAGCGTCGGCATGTCGTCGTACGGAACATTACCCCAGCCGCGCGACGCGCTGGCCACCGAACCGAAGGCCAGCGCAGCGGCAGCCATCGAAGCGCCGAACGCCGGCGCGCCAAGGTCGATCGGCCACGGTGCGCCGGCAAAGCTGGCGGTACCTTCGGCACCGGCGCGCCCGCTCGCGCGCACAACCGAAGCCATCGAAGACGCGGCATCGGCCGCAGCGTCGGTCGCGCGCATGGTCGCCGACTCGGCGGCGTTCGCGGCATCCGACGCGCGCTTTTGCGCCTGCTTGATGAAAAGCGATTCGATCCATTTGGCCAGCGGCTTCGTGACCTCGATTTCGATGATCTGCGAGGCGAACTGTTCGGCCAGCGAAAGCATCGCCTGCTTGGCGCTTTGCTGATGGAAAATCATGGACGTGAAGGCGCCGGTCATCGAACGCGCGATCGAGTCCGCGGTTTGCTGGTAATGCTTTTTCAGTTCGTCGAAATACTTCTGGTCGGCCTTTTCCTTTGACTTGATCTGCGACAGGTGCGCCTTTTCGATTTCGTCGTCGGCCTTGTTCGCGGCCTTCACGTCGCCGGACCGCAGCGCGGCCAGTTGTGCGTAGTAGGCGCGGTCCTCGGCGAACAGGTCGTCGTCGAGTTTCTTTTCCTGCGCGAGCCGCTGTTCCGCGGTGATCCGGCCCTGCGCGTAGTCGTCGTCGTTCTGTTGCCGCTTGATCTGCAATTCAGCGACCGCCGTATCGTGCGCGGTCTTGAGTTGCTCTTCTTCCATCTTCGTGCCGGCCTCAAGTTGGCGGTGCATCGTTTCGATGCTGTTGCGCCAGAACTCGTCCGTGTCCGCGCGCTTCTGGTCGAGCGCGTGGCGCCATTGCGTCGAGTCCACGTGATAGAGCTTCGTCGCAGCGGCAACGATGCGTTCATCGGCGTCGATCCGGTCCTGGCTTGCCTTTTCCGTGGCGTTGCGGACTTCCTCGAGCGCGTTCATCTGTTCGGAAGCCGCCTCGCGTGCGGACCGCTTGGCTTCGGCAGCGCCCTTGCGCGCGGCCGCGGTGCGCTCGCGATCGAGCTTGTCCGTCGCGCGTAGCTGGTCTTCGCCGAGCGCTTTTTGCGTCGACTGCGCTTCCTGCCATGCTTCGGTATAGGCCGTCGTGCCTTCCTTCGCGTGTTGCAGGACGTAGGCCCAGTATTCGGCCGCGAATTCCTTCCGCTTGCCGTAACTGACCTTTTCGGCGACTTCCAGGTCGTTCAATTGCTGGCGCAGGTTGCCTTCGACATCGACGCCGGCCATTCCTTTTTCGGACAGCGCCTTGTAACTGCCAGCGGTTCCGGCAAGCAGGTCGTTCGCGGTCTTGATCGCGGCGTTGTTCTTCGCTTGTGCGTCGGCCTGCTTGTTCGCCTCGGCCGTAATCTGGCGCTGCAATGCTGCGTGCTCGGCGATCAGGGAATTGATCTGCTCGATTCGCGATTCGTCCATCCCTTCGGTGTTGACCAGCTTGACGCCGCCTTTCCCGTCGGCCGCGAAGGATCCCTTGTAGTAGTCGATGAAGGTGTTCAGGTCGTGGGTGACCTGCGCGAGGTTTTCCTTCATCGACGGCGGATCGAACAGCGTGCCGTGAATCGCACCGGATCCGATTTTCTTGACGTTATCGATCCAATGATCGAAGGCGCTCCCGGATGCCTTGAAGCCGGCGTCGCGCTGCGCTTCGGCATTCGCCAGGTCGCGGATCGCGCGCGCGGCGGCGCCGGCCTTGTCGCCGATTTCGATCAGGTGGCGTATTTCCATCGCCTCGGCTGGGCTCAGGAAATTGAACTCGGTGTTTAGCGCCTGGATCGACTTGACCGGATCGACTTCCAGGCGCGCTATTTGCTGGACCATCTTTTCGACCGACTCGCCGGTCATGTCGGCCATCGCGATCGCAGCGCGCGCAACGTCTTCGAATTCATCGCCGGTGAACTTTCCGGACTTGATGATCGCGGTCAGCGCTTCGTTCGCCTGGCCAGCGGTCGCGCCCATACCGCGCAATCCGGCCTCGAGTTCGTGAACCCCGGAAACGGTCAGGCCGCATGCATCGCCAGTCGCGGCGAGTTCGCCTTCGAGCTTGCGCATACTTTCGTGCGATTCGATCGTGATCGCGGTCACGGCCGCAAACCCTGCGATGAGCAAACCGATCGGCGAAAGCAAACCCTGGATCGCGGCGCCCATCACACCGGTGCGCGTGGCAAGGACGGTGGTCGAGCCGATCAGGCGCGTGTAGTTCCCGCGCAAGGTTTCTCCGGTCATGACCGCAAGTTCGCGCGTCACGCCGGCGCTCAGCGCCATCTTGCCGGTCTTTTCTTCCTCGGCATTGCCGGCGGCCTTTGCCGCTTTCGCAAGCGCTGCATCGGCGGCCGCAAGGTTCGTCGTCGCGACTTCGAGTTCTTCGGTCGAAATCAGGTTGTCGCGTTGCAGCCGATCGAGCGCGAGTTCCTGCGCGCCAAGGTCGGCCATCGTTTTCGTGTTCTTCGAAAGGATCGCGTCGAGCGCCTGGAAGTCGTTCATCTGGCCGACGATCGACTCGCGAATCGCCGCGCTACCAGCCGCGACCGACTCGGCGCCGCTGGCCATCCCTTCCTGTAGGTTCGAATAGTCCGCTGTCAGCAGGACTTCTACCTGGTTGTCTGAACCCGGCGTCACTGCCACGGCTTACCCCTGCGGTGGTGGTCGTCCGGCAAGCTCGGACAGCATGGCGACGTTCGCGGCCTGCAACGCTTCGTCGGTTTCGTCGCCAGCAGTATCGTCCGCTTTCGCTTGCGTGCCCGCAAGCCGCGCCAGCGAAATCGACGCCGGCGGGAAGGTTCGCCAGAGTTCATTGATCGCCAGGTAGTCGGCCCATGTGGTCCGGTCCCACGAATCGGCGAAGGATTGCCCGGTGAACGCGACAAGCTCGGCCACAACCTCAGCGACGTTTATGTCGCGGAAGGTGCGGCCGCCGCTTCCCCCAGCGCTTCATCCGGCTTGGCCAGAAACGAATTGCGGTCGAAGATCCGCGTGATGATTTCGTGGAAGTTGAACGTGTCGATCGCGTCGAGCAGGAAGGCTTCGTCGACCGGCGGCGATTCGTGCTTGAGCGAAGCCAGCGCCAGGCGTAGAACCGCGTCCTGGTGTTCGGGCTTGCTGTAGTTCATGCCGCCGGGCGCCATGATGAGATCGAAATCGGCCTTGTTGTCCCGAAGCTGGCGTAAAGACAAGGCCGCGAAGTGAACCTCGCGGCCGTTGAGGGTTGTGGCTTTCGGGTTGCGGGTCGTCATGTTCAGCCGCTCTTGTCGGTGATCGACCAGTCGAGAACCTTGCCTGCCGCGTTCGCGGACGCGATGAATTCAAAGCCAGGCATCACGAAGTCGTTCTGCTTCGTGGCGATCGACAGCTTGGTCCCGATGCAGTTGTAGAGCTTCAAGCCGGGGACCGCGCCGGCGCCGTAACCGCCGGACAGGATCAGCGTGAAGGTCGGAGCAGCGCCGACAAGCTGCGAGGAAACCGAAAGCATCTGGCCGGAAGCGCCGACCGTGTAGCTGTAGGTGATCAGCGGGAACTTGCCGACATCGGCGGTGTTGAATGTATAGACGCCGGCGGAAACCGAATACTGGCCAGCGGCCGGCGAGCTTGCGGCCTTGACGAACGGCAGGCCGGTCGCGGCGTCGATCACTTCCCAGTCTTCGACGAAGGTTGCGGACTGCGCGACCGTGATCTGAAACGGCGTGGTCGGGATCGCGACTTCAACCTCACGGTTTGCGACCAGCGTTTCGCCGCCTGCGACCGTGCCGCCGAAAAACACGTCGTTGAACAGGCGCGCCTGGATGCTCGCGCTTTTCGCCTTGCCCGTGATTTTCTTGTTTCCAGATCCGGTGGCGACGGCGAAGTCCAGCTGCCCGAACAATTCCTTGTTCGATGCGGAAATGTCGATCGAGACATCCTGCAAGGTGCCGAAACTCTGCGGCGTGGCGTTCGCTACCGTGGACTTCGCGCAGAGGTTTCCCGTATGGAAGAACAGCATGGCGCGATTACTCCTTCGGCTTCGTCACGGCGAGGGTAACAAGGCGCTGGAGCGCGTCCTTGTCGTCGGATGCGAGAGGCGCGAGCCCCTTCACGGTCTGCTTGTGGAAATGGCCCTCGTACCAGGACCGGAAGGCCAGGTCGATGTTCGCCTTGATCTTTTCGACGTCGGTTTCGATCGCGGCGACGGCTTTCGTGGTGAGCGCTTCTTCGGCGGCTGGCAGATCCATGACGTGTTCCCCTATGGGTTGAACTTGACGACCAGCGGGATAACCGCCAGGCCGCGGTTGGCAAGGACGCCCTCGGCGAACTTGATTGTACCCTCCAGCCGAACGGATTCAACAAGGCCGCCTAGATTCTGCGTCCCGGTCCGGAATGAAGGCGCCGCCGGCGGAAGGCCGAGCGATGCCAACAGCGCGTCCTTGAGCGGGTTCAATTGTTGCGAATGCGAAAGCGCCAGGTCGGAGTTGTCCACGTAAAGGATCCACGACACGTGCGCGGTCCCGCGTGGCGGCAGGTTGCCAGGCGTCCCGAGCCAGTCTTCGGAAAGTTGCTGCTGGAAGAACGCGGGGAACTCGGCCGCCTGCATTTCGTCGATCATCCGCAACCGGCGGCTGGTGTTCGCGACCGGGATGCCGGTGGCAGCCTGGCCGAGCGCGAACAGCGCGGCATAGATCGGCTCGGAGTTCATGCGGCGCTCCGGATGAATTCGGCCATCGCCACGCGAATCTTTTCGACCTCGACCGGCGCGGTATCGCGCAGCGAAGACCGAAGGAAGGACCGCTCGTCGAAGGTGCGCTGGAAGGATCGGACCTGGACCATGCGCGGGTTCTTCATCGGCTTGCCGAAGGCCATCGTCATCATGCGTTCGTGCGCCGGGATCGTGAACGTGCCGCCGTATTCCCACGTCGCGCCGTAGGCGCCGAACTCGTTGTTTGAGCCGATCACGGCCGAAACCGTCGTGTTGGCTTCGCGGACCTTCTGGTTGATCGATGCTGATAGATGGCCGCTTTGCCGGTGCAAGACCTGGCCGGACAGTTTTTCGGTGACGACCCACGTTTGCACGTCGATCCCGACCGTGTTCATGATGTCGAGCAGCGCCTGCCGTGCGTCGGTCCCGATCGCGCCGAGCCAGGCGACCACGCGTTCGTCGCCGCGGACCTCACTCATCGCGGGTTCCTGAACTTCGTCGCGTATTGTCCGAGGACTGTTTTCGCGCTCGGCGGAACATCGGACTGGTTGAACGTGATGGTCTGGCCGTCAATGATCCGGCTCGCCAGTTGCAGGTCTTGCCGGCGCTTGTATTTCGCGGTCACGATTTCCACGACGGCTTGCGCCAGGTCTTCCGGGATCGCGTTCGGCGGGAATCCAGCGGTGTAGGCGATCGTGACGTTCTGCGCGCCGCGGCAGAATTCATAGCAGCCGCGCAAGCGGACGGACTTGTCGTCGTACACATAGCCTGACACAAGCGGCCCGGTCGACGGCGGGATGACCTGGCCGTCGATCGTGACCTGCGCGACGTAGCTGATCGGGAAGTTCAGCGTGGCGATCGCCGCAGTTCCGGCGCCGTTTCGCGTTTCGCGGTAGTTCGCCTGGACGAATTCGCGGCTGCAGTATGTCGCGACGAAGACCGACGCGGAGGTAACAAGCGCCTGCAGGAGCGCAGCGTCGGCCGTGGCGACCGAACTCTGCAACGATTGGAACTGGACAACCGCCGCAACCGTGGTCAGGTCTTTCGCGCTGGCGGTCATGATGTCGGTGGATCAGGCGCCGGCGTCAGGAGCGTTCTTCGCGCCCTTGGCCGTGGCGATAGGTGTGGCGGCCGCTTCGGCGGCCTTGGCGGCTGCGATCTTGTCGGCCGCGGCGAGTGCGTCGGCCTTCGCCTGATCGTCCTTCCTGGCTTGCTCGGCCGCTTCGGCGGCGGCTTCTGCAGCGGCTTCGTCTTCCTCGGCCGCCGTTTTCAGTTCCTCGGCCGGGTTGCGCGTGAAGCCGTGCGCGAGCAGCGTTTCGACCAGTTCCGGCGGCACGTCGATTTCGCCGCCTTCGAAGACTTCGAACACGCGGTCGCCGTGCGACACGCAGCCGAGTTCCTTCGGACCGTAAAGGGTGATCAGGTGGTCAGCGTCTTCGCGCGGTTCGTTCACGGCGGCTTTCCTTGTGGAAACACCGCCGGATTGCGCCGGCGGTGTTGCTGGCCCATCGGCCTTGGGTGAACCGTTACGGCGCGATGTTGTAGATGATCCCCATCGAAGCCGGGAAGTAGTGCTGAAGCAGTCCGTCGAAATAGACGCCGTACTCGTACTTCCGGGAACGAAGCGCCCAGAGGATCGAGTAGTAATCCCGGCGCAGGTTCATCTTCATGATCGTCTTCACGTTCGACAGCGCGTACGGGATCTTGTCGGTCGTGAAAAGGATCGTGCCCTGCGGCAGGAACGGATGCACGCGGATGTTGAGCCGCTGGTTGCCGTAGCCGATCGGATTGATGTACGTCTTGATCTGCGCGCCGGCCTGCATTTCGCCGTCCGGACCGACGAAGAACGGCGCCGCGTTCGTGTTGCCCGCCAGGATCAGCGCGTTGATGTTGTTCTGGTCCAGGCCACTGATCCAGATATCGGTCGGGATGAGCCGATACTTGGAATAGCGGTCCGCGATCAGCGCGTCAAACTCGGTGATCCGGCCGGTGCCGTTGCCGGCGCTGGTCAGGCGCGTGCCGACGCCAGCGGTGCCGGTGGCGAGCGCCTTGATGTAGGCGCCCGAGCCGGACTTGATCGCCTGCGAAATCAGCCCGTCGTACACCAGCGCATCGTTCGACGTGTCGGCGCCGGCTACCGCGGTCAGGTTCTGGTTCGTGTTCGACGGGTCGGCCGTGATCGAGACCGAATTGATCGTGGTGATCGCCGCCAGGTATTGCGAGCCGGACACGCCGACATACCAGGCATAGCCGGCCGCGCCGGGGATCGGCGTGACCGTGCCGGTCATCTGCGAGGAACCGCCGCTGGTGGTCGCGGTGGCGTTCGCGGACGGCGCGCCGTAGAACCCGGTGATCAGGTCGGTCGAACCGTCCGCGTTGGTGCGCGTGTAGTTCGCCTTTACGCCGCCAGCCACGCTGGAAAGCGCGAAGCCGCGATGCGTGAGCGGGACGCACGTCAGCAGATTCGAAGCCGCGGCCATCGTGCCGCCAGAGTTGGTGACCGCAACCGTGACGGCGGAAATGGTCGCCAGGTGGAAGGTCGCCAGGCCGGCCAGTGTGATCTTTTCCTCGGCTTCCATCGTCGCCTGCAAGAGCAGCATGACGGCGAGTTCGTCGAGATTCTGGAAGTTGCCCGCCGCGGCGTTCGCCTTCCAGGTCACATAGTCTTCCAGGCCGAGTTCGACGAACTTGGCCAGGTTGTCGACCTCGGTGAAGCTGTTGTACCCGCCGCGGTTGCCTTCCGAAACGCCGATCTGCTCGCCGTTCGGATTGACCGCCGTGATCGAGCGCCAGTTCGCCTGGACGCCAGCCTGGCCGACTTCGCGCGGGATCCTGTTGCGCAGCGGCGTGTCGGTCGGGAAGATCAGGCGCGCGCCTAGCTCGAGGTTGTATTCGGCCAGGCCGGTCGTCGCGTTCGCCGGCGACGAGAACGCCTTGCGGATCGCATCCGGGATGGGATTGTCGAGCGCCTTGCGAAGCGAGGCTGCGGCCTTGGCCAGCGGATCCATGTTCCTACTCCCGGAGTTGTGCCGGTCTTCGCCGGCATGGTGGATTACGGTAATCGGGTCAAAGCGTACAGCGGTTTTGCGTGGAGCGCTAACCGGCCCGGACGTTCACCGGGTTGGCTAGCGAATGCTTGATCGCGGTGGCGGCTTTGTTCACGGTCACGCCGTCGGCTTCATAGACCGGCTCGGCTTCCGGCGCGTTGTCGCCGATGTCCTGGCCCTTGCTGACCGCGCGCAAAGCGATGGTCATCGGCGCCGGCAACGCGTTGAACTTGGCCACAATGACCGCGTTGTCCGCGTTGACCTTTTCCAGCTTTTCCATCCGGTCGGACGCTTCGACGACCAGCTTGCCGTATTCATCGCGCTGCTTTTCCACGTCCGCCAGCTTGGCGACCGCTTCGTCGCGTGCCTTCGTGATCGTGTCGATCTCGCCGCGAACCTTCGCGAGATCGGCTTCGGTCGTGGCCAGCTTGGCGACGGCCGCGTCGTGGTTCTTTTTGAGTTCCAGGTCCATGACATCGCCCTCGGTTGGTTTCAGTGACGGGAAAAACTTCGCGATCTTGCCGATCGTGTCCTTGGCGGCCATCGCGACGGAATCGTCCTCGGTCAGTTCGGCGACTTCCTCCGATACCATCTTGACCAGGATGCCGCCGAGCGTCTTGATCGCGTCGCGCAGTTCGCCAGGAATCGGCGATTCGTCGAGTTCCCAGGACGCTTCGTAGGCGCAGTCGTCGGCGAGCCATGCAAGCGACTGGACCAGATCGGCCAGTCGGCCGACCGACCACATGCTCTTTTCGATCTTTTTCGCGGCAGCCGGCTCGAGGAACTTGCGGACCTGCGGCGAGGCGCCATCCTTGACCACGGTGAAAAAGGCGTTGCCGTTGCAAGGGTAGTCGACCAGGGAAACCTCGGTCGGCTCGCACGTGTAGCGCTGCGCGCCCTTGATGACCGGGTCTTCCCACATATCGCCGACCTGGTTGCCGCCGATGGAAAGGCCGGTGTAGCAGCCTTTGCCGAGCTTCATCTTTTCGACCGGATCGACGGCGAAACCAGCGACGCGAATCTGCTTGGCTTCATCGTCGAATTCGATCGACTGCAACGTGCCGGCGGCGATTGCCTTGTGCATCGCGCGCACGTTCCCGACGGACTTGCCGGCGGTCGCGGTCTTGATCGTGTCGGACCATGCTCGGAACAGCGGCGCCGACGTCGCGTAATCGCAGATTTCGCCGGCTGCGTCCACGGTTTCGTCGGTCGCGACCGCTTCGAAATAGCCGGTCGATTCGTCGTATTTCGCGAGCTTGGCAAAGGCGAGAGGCTTCACGGCGTCCTCAGTTCAGCGCGTTGGCTGCGAAGTAGTCTAGCACCGCGTCATTCGCGGCGCCGGTGGTCGGCGAGGCGCCGGTCACGACCAGGTTGATCACGGCGTTTTCCGGCAAGGTCGAAAAGACCGCCGCGGTCACGCCGGCCGATGTCGAGCCGTAGGCCGCGCGGAACTGCGAATACTGGGTATTGCTCGCCGCGGCGCCGTACTTCACCAGCCGACCTTCGGCAAAGAATCCACCGTTGTTCGTGGTCTGGACACCGGAATCGAACAGCAGCACGCCGGATCCGACGCCGGAAACCGTGCCGCCGGAAATCACGCCGGCGGTCACCGTCTGGCCGGCCATCGTCGGGTTCGCCCAGACCTTGATGCGCTTGTCGTTGCCGTTCGCGCCGAACATACCGGCCACAACCAGGTGCAGGCCGCGGTTGGCCACGTCGAAGGCATTCGCAGGAAGAACGAAGCCGACCAGGATGTCGTCCGTCGTATCGGCCGCGTTGCCTGCGATCGGGTGGCCGACGTTGCGGTAAAGGTTGCCCTGGGTCAGGAAGGCGCCGAAGGTGGCGCCCAGCGCGATCGAACCGAATTGCGTGACCTGCGCGGCCGGCTGCGCGTTGCCGACGACGGCGCCATTGAATGACCAGGAAGCCGCTCCGGTCGCATTCGAAACGCACGTCCACATCCGGCCGTTCGACACGTTCAACCAGCGCGAGCCGGCAACGTAGTCCTGCGTGTTGTCATTGCCGACGCCAGGATCGGTCGTGGCCGCGTAGTTGTTCGCGCCCTGGAAATTCCCCGGAAGGACGTGCGCGCCGGCGTTGAGTAGTTCGCGCACGTCGCCGAGTGCGGTCACGACGATCAGGCCGGACGAATCGGCCGCGACATCGCCAGAGCGAAGCCGGAATGCCTGGAAGGGGTTGGCGAGCAGCTTCATGTTCGATCCCTATTCCGTGTAGGCGGCAAGATCGCAGCGGCAGTTCGGATGGCCAGGCGGTCCCATGTCGCCGGACTTGAATTCCAGGAGGAGCCCGATTTCGCCCTGGTCCGCGTTCGTCTGGCATATCGTGCACGCGTTTTCGGCCAAAAGCCATCGCTTGCGCTTGACCACGCCGGACTGGATCCAACTATGCAGCTTGCCGGCAATGCTCGCGAATCGGATCTCGGTGACCGCGATCGTCTTCGCGCGCTTGGCGCTGAACGCGTAATTGTCGCGCAGCAGTTTGGCCAGTTGCGGTCCGCTGTAGCCTTCCGAAAGCGCGGTCGTGATGTCGGCGCGGATCAGGTCGCGCGTCGCGTCGAGCATTTCGCCGCCGGTCGCGTCGGTGGTGATGAGCTTAGCCGCGCGTTGCTTGGCGAAGGTCACGGCGTAATCGTTGACGAGGTTGATTTCGATCTTGATGTCGAGCGCTTCGTTCGCGGTGGTTTCGGCATCCGCGACAACCGCGGCGATCGACTGTTGCAGATCGCTTTCGACCTCGGCCAGCGAAGTAAGCTGCAGCCGGTCAACGATCAGATCCGCGTTCGGCTCGCCGTCTTCGATCGCCTTGATGACCTGTTCGACGGTTTCGTCCTGCGCTAGTTCAAACGCTGCAGCGAGTTCTTCGGCGATCTTGCGTTCCTTGGCCGCCTCGAGTGCGTTTGGGACGTCCGATTCGTCGGCCGGGTCACCGGCCTTCGCTACTTTTTTTTTTGCGCCTGGCTGCGTGGTCGTCGGCTTGGAACTGCCGTCCTCGAGCGAACCCGGCGCGGCGCCAGGTAGCGGCATCGGTGGATTATTCGATGCCTTGAGTTCGGCCAGTTCGTCGTCCGTGTATGGAACCAGGCCAAGGTCTTCGCGGACTTCGTTGACCTTCAAGACATCGCGGTCGAGATAGATGCCGTCGATATCTGCGCGTTCCTTCGGGTCTTGAGCTTCCTTGTCCTGGAAAGCGAATTCCAGGTCCGGAATCTTCAAGACGATCTGGATCACGTAATCCATGAAACCCTTGACCCAACGCTTGACCGGCTCGGTCCCGGTTTCGTCCTGCGCCTGCTTGGCGTTATCGCCGGTGGAGCGGTTCATCTGCTTGATGAAAGGCGTCGGTGCCTCGCCGAAGCAAAAGCAGGCGATGCGCGCGAGCCATTCGTCGTAAGGGTCCATCATCGCCGCGGCCTTGACCGGGGTGTACTTCGAACCCTGCGGCACGACACGCGCCTTGCGACGGTTTGCGAGCGAGCCGGTAAGCATGTCGTCGAACGCGTCCTGGAAGTCTGCGATCTGGTCCGGCGTCCAGTCCTTGCCGGCCTCGAGGAATCCTTCCGGCACGTTTCCGCTGTCGTAGTATTCCAGGTTCGACGCCTGGCGCAGCAGCCACGTTTGCGCGGTCACGATGATCTGTTCGACGTAGCCATACCCGTAAACCTTGTTCGATCGCGGGTTGCGCGGCTTGTAAATCAGTTCCTCGGTCGTGAACGAACCGGCGACGATGCCCATGAGGATTTGCTGGTAGGCGGCCTCCGGTGGCGCCGGCGTCCAGCCGTGCGCCTTTTCAAGAAGGCGCTTGATCGAACCGCCGTCGATGTAGTGAAGCGCGTACAGGTCGCCGCCGTTCGTGCGCTGCACGAAGACCGCCGGCGCGTCGATGACCAACATGTCCTCCAGGACCACGCGTAGCCAGTCTTCCCAGCGGTTTTGCTTGTCCGGGTAGCGCAGCAGCGCGGTCAAGTCCTTCACGCGCGGATCGACTGGCGCGGCCTTGCCTCGAGCGGGTTTCTTCGGCGCGTCGATGTCGTCGACCGGCTTGATGATCCAATCGAGCGAGCAGACCTGGTCTTTCCGCTTTTCGATCAGCAGCCGGATGATGTCGCACGAATCGCCGATCGCGCGCAGCGTGGCGAAGCTCAGGCCGTCTGTCTTCGTCGAGTTGAACAGGTTGACGCCGACCGACATTTGAAACTGTCGGCCCTTCACTTCCGGCGGCGCGGCCGTCGGTTGCGGGACGCCAGGACCGAACCAGTCGGAATTGCCAGGCGTCAGGTCGTATTGCTTGCCGGTCAACGCGCTCCGGATCGTTTCCGGTGCGATCGCGTTGCCCTGGCCGCCGCTGACCACGCGCAGCGAGGATTGCCGGTCGGCCTTGTCCGCCACGGCTGGATCAGCCGCCGCACTGCAAAATGACGATGCCGCCGGCCGACGCGCCGCCAGCCTGGCCAGCCGCGCCGCCGCCGCCGCCGCCGCCATAGGTCGATGCTGCAGGAGCAGCACCAGGGTTGCCGGCCGCGCCGCCAGCGCCGCCGCTTCCATACGGTGTAGCGCCGCCAGCGCCGCCGGCCGCAGTCCCGGTGCCGCCATTGGTCAGGAAGGTGGACGACAACCAGGACTTGCTCGCGCCGCCGCCGGAAGCTGCGGATGATGCGCCACCGCCGCCGCCAGTACCGGACGTGGACGGTCCGACCGAAACCGACGAACCGCCGGTTCCGCCAGCCGCAGCCACGCCGCCGGTTCCGCCAGCCGCCGATGCTCCGCCGCCGGAACCCTGAACCGTGCTCGCGCCGCCGGCGCCGCCGTTCGAAACAGCGCCTGCCACGCCAGACAATCCGCCAGGAGCAAGCGGAACCGGTACAAGCGCGCCGGTCACGGTCGTCGGTTGGCCTGCCGTGCCGTTCGTTCCAGGTGCGCCAGCCGCGCCAGCCGCGTTGACCGACTGTCCGACCGCGATCGTGAGCGTGGCGCCGGGTGTCACCGGAATCCATAGCGGTCCGATCGTGGTGCCGCCGCCGCCGCCGCCGCCGGCGCCACCAGCGGTATAGCCGCCGCCGCCTTGCGCGCCGCCGCCCACAAGGGTCATCAGGCAAGCGTTGACGCCCGACGGAACCGTGTAGTTCGTCGACGCCGCGGTATAGGTCGTGACGACGAAGGACGACGGCGAAGACGGGAAGGTCGCCTGCTGCGCTTGCGCTGAACCGATCGCGAGCGCGCCAAGCGCGGCGAATAGAGCGGTACGGTTGCGCATTATTGAGCCTCCCAACTATAGACGTTGCCGGTGCTGATCGCGGTCTTCGTCAACGGTCCGGTCGAGCTTGCGCAGATCGTGATTCCGGTCGACATCGAAAGCGGGTTCGGATAAGTAACGGACCAGGCGCCAGCCGTCAGCGCCTGGCCCCACCAGACCGGAGTTACCGCACCGTCGCCGGGTGCGCTGGTCGCGTTGAACACCATGAAGTATTCGGCCTGGCCAGCGAGTCCGGAAACCGCGTAGAGCGTGCCGGCGCTTGCCTTGATGACGTGGCACGCCTCGGCCGCGCTCGAGGCGCTTGGCGCGATCGCGGTGCGTTCGAAAAGCCACGGTGTGGTATTCGCGGTGTTGCCAGGATTGAAGGTCGGCGTCGCAGTGAAGGCCGGCAATGTGCCGGTCACGTTGAACCCGGTGTTGCCGATCGAACCGCCTGCCTGGAACGGCGAACCGAGCGTGGTGTTGACCGCGGCAACGCCGGCGGCCGTGGCTGCGCCATTCAGCGTGCCGATGTTGAACGTAGGCGTCGCGGCGTAGGCCGGAAGCAGCCAGTCGCTTGCCGGCGAAACCGGAAGGCCGCCGGCCAGGTTCGATTGCCCAAGCGCAGGAAGCGTGCCGGATGATGCGGCTGGTTCAAGATCGGAAGCGACGCCGACGTTCACGGTCTGGTCTGTGATGTCCGGCCGTTTCTCGCGATAGACCACGCTCGGTCCCATCATCATGAACACCGGCTGCGCGGCGCTCAGAATGCCGACCTGGGTTTCCTTGCCGTTCGCGACCGCGAAGACCGGAATCGCAACCGACGCCGGCACATAGCCGTTGCTGGCGAAGATCGTCAATGTTCCGGTGGTCAGGTTCGTCACGTCGGATGACGTTGCCGCCGTTCGACCGGCGGCCAGCGGCACGGTCTGCGCCGCGAAGGCCGGAGAGGTTGCCAGGAGCAAGACCAGGAGCGCCAGACGGAACGATCCGCAACGCGTGAACATGGCGCTATCCCCTTTGATTTCTGGCCGCGGCCCTGGCTTTATCACGTTCGGCGACGCGCTTCATGCCTTCGATGCCGTCGTCGTTCTGCGCCTCAACCATTAAATCGTACAACGCCCACACCAGCGCGTCCAATCGGTTAGGACTGTCGGCCGTTTCATCGTCCGGATCCCAGCTGGTCATTTCGTCTTCGAGCTTGCCCAGTTCGCCGACGTGGTGAACACGTCCCTGCTCGTACAGCGAGACAACCGGCTCGGCCCGCATCGCCTTGCCGCGGGTGGCCGTTACCTTGCGCACGCGCAGGTATTGATCGGCGGTATGGATCGTGGCGACTACCATTTCGCCGCCGTTGTTGACCTCGGCGACTGCGCGGTCGGCTTCGGAGTCCTTCGCCGCTTTCGCGACCGCGGCGCCCCACTGGCCAGGCGTCCCGTTCATCGTCCGATCGGCCAGGATGTAGCCGTGAGACACGCGGACGCCGTCCTTGCCAACCTGGTCGACCACGCCGGCGACGATGATGCCGGTGTCGTCGGCTGTTTCGGGGTCGGCGGATGCCTGCGGATCGACGCCGACGACGATCCGGCGCAGCGCCGGCGCGCGGATCACGCGGTGGTTTTCGATGTCGGCCAGCTTGAACAGGGCGCCTGGGTTGTCGTCGAGCAGCTCGGCCTTGATTTCCTGGCGGCCGAGCCGCGTCCTGGCGTACTTCCGGATGATCTTCTGATAAAAGTTTGGCGCCAGGTTCGCCTTGTTCGCGTAGGTGGTCCCGCGCGTGACCAGCGTGTTCGGGTCGGCGACGATTTCACGGATGAGCTTCGTCGGCCGCGGCGTCGTGGTGATGACTGCTTGCGGATTACTCCCCAGTCGAAGGCCAAGCTCGGCCTGCGTCCAGGCTTCGGCGTATTGCCAGGCGCCGAGTTCATCGGCCCATAGTTTGCTGTGCTGCTTGCCGCGAAGGCGCTCGGGTTCGTCGGCCGTGAAGATCAGCGAGATTGCGCCGTTCGGCCAGATGAGCTTGCGCTTGCTCGGCATGTACCGCGGCCGTTCCCAGGTTGGGCAACACCGAAGGATTCCCGATTCGCCTTCGATCATGATGTCGCGCGCGTCGTCTGCGGTCGCGCCGATAAGGTTCACGTAGGCGTTCGTCTTCGACCAGGTGCGGACCGTTTCGGCGCCGACGCGCGTCTTGCCGAAGCCGCGGCCGGCCTGGACGAACCAGTTGACCCAGGAACCGTCTGCGGTGTTCGGGTTGATGTTTCCGGGAATGCGCTGCTCGGGTCGGCCGATCAAACCCTGCCAGTCGTGCGCGAGCATGACCAGTTCGCGCGCGCTCAGGCGGTCAAGATTGATCCCCACCGATCATTCCTCCGGATCGGCGTTTTCGTCCGGTTCGGTCGGTTGGCCGTTCAGCAGCTTTTCGAGCTTCGCGCGCGACGCGGCAAGCTCGGCATGAGTGTCGTCTTCGGTGAAGGCGATGACCTGCGTCTCGCGCCAGCCGGCGCGTGCCTTGAGCCAGAATATCGCTGCCGCGACGCTTTCCCCGGTCGCGTGCTTGTAAAGCCGGTTCGCGACCGCGGTGTTCGCCCGGACGTGCGCCGTATCGAGTTCCCGGCGGTAATGCTTGCGCAGCGTCTTCGGGTCGATGTCCAGGAACAGCGCAATCTCGTCCTCCCGCACGCCGCAGCCGGCCATGCCGTCGACCGTCATCCTGGTCTTGTCGGTCGGTTCGTGCGGCGGTCGCCCGGTGGTGGATTCTGCGTCTTGCATGGTCGCCAGATTTTAGGACGGGAAAAAGATCAGGCCGAAACCGGGAACGGCTCGCCGGTCGTTTCGTTGATCGCCTGCTTTCCAGTGTAGTCCTGCCAGCGGCGAACGGTCACGTCGACGTACTCCGGCGCCAGTTCCATCGCGTAGCAAACGCGGCCGGTCTTTTCGGCGCCGATGACGGTTGAACCTGAACCGGCGAAGGGTTCGATCACCAATTCGCCTTTCCGAAGGCTGGAAAGCATCATCCGTTCGACCATTGCGACCGGCTTCGGCGTGGCGTGGCCATAGCGTTCCTCGCCGGTCACGCGGCCGAATTCCCATACATCGCGCATCGTGTCGTGCGCGTTGTCGAAGTAGGGCCGGCCGGCGCGAAAGTCTTCGGCCTTCGGATGCCGGACTTCGCCGCGGAAGATCGCGGCGAGGTTGTCATACTCGGCGCGCAGTTCGTCAAACGGACGGGTGAAGGCTTTACCACCAGCGGCTTCGGCGAGCTTGTCCCAGTTTTCGCGGGAAATCATGCACCACTGGCTTGTCCCGAACCAATGGCCCGCCATATGGTTGCCGCAGATCGTCTTGACCTTGCCGTTCGTGAAGCCGGCCCGGTCGCGTTCGTCGACCAGCGCCTTGCGGATCGGTTCCCATCCTGGCCAGTAGTCGTCCTTCGTCTGGCCGATCAGGAAGACATAGCGGCCGATCTGGAAGAACAGGCAACGCTCGGACGCTTCCGGGAACTGGGTCAGTTCCGGCGATGCCATGCCAGCGATCGACTTCTTGTCCCAGACGATTTCGTTCCGGACTGTGAGCGGTTCGGAGTCGGCCAGGCCGCCGACGTACCAAAGGCGCCAAAGGTCCGGAGCGTTCCCCCAAAGGTAGGCGCTCGCATTTGAGTCCAGGAACCGGCGGTAGGCCAGCCACCAGCGCATCTGGAAGGCGTCGAGCTTGTGGCCGTACAGGTTGTCATTCAGGACGCCGTCGGCTTCCTTGCCCATGCCGTATGGAGGATCGGCGTGCATGAGTTGGGCTCGGCGGCCGATCATGAGCCGTTCCACGTCTTCGGCGACCAGGCTGTCCCCGCACATAATCCGGTGCGGTCCGCAAAGCCAGACGTCGCCGGCGCGCGATATCGGATTGACCGGGACTGGCGGCAGGTTGTCCGCCTCGGCCGATCGGTCGGCCCTGGCCATAAGCGCCTCGAACTCGTCCTGGCTGAACCCGGTCAAGCCGACATCGAAGCCAAGCGCCTCGAGTTCCCCGAACTCAAGCTGCAGCATTTCCGAATCCCAGCCGGCGTTGAGCGCGGCCTTGTTGTCGGCGATCACGTAGGCGCGCTTCTGGACGGCCGACAGGTGTTTCAGTTCGATGGTCGGTATTTCGCCCATCTCGAGGCGTTTTGCGGCAAGAACTCGCGCGTGTCCGGCGAGAATGCCGCGCTTGCCGTCCGTAAGTACCGGATTGGTGAAGCCGAACTCCCGGATCAGGTCGGCCAGTTGCGCGATCTGCGCTGGCGAATGCGTCCTGCTGTTGTTCGCGTAGGGGACCAGGGAATCGGTCGGGACGATCCTGTAAAGCGGGAACCCGACTTTCTTCGGTGCGGCTGGCTTGTTCATTCGGCCGACCTTGCGCGCGTGAGCGCGGCCGTTCCGTCAATGTCCCTTCGCTGCTTGGCGTTCGCGATGCGCTTGCCCTTGCGCGTCTTGTATGCGACGCCTTCCATCGCTCCGGGATTCCGAGCGAAGTTCCGCTCGATCGGGTCTTTCGCAGTCTTGGCCATGCGTGTTCCTGGTTGCTACGGGGAGTCCGGCGTGTACGGGATGGGCGCCGCGGCGCCGCCCACCCGGACAATCGGCTGGTCGAAAGTGCAATTGAAGGTCTTCGATACGACGTGGAAGCCGCCGGCGTCCTGTAGGTACAAGGCGTTCGCGCCTTCGTTCAAGCCGAAACAGGTGTCGAGGTTGACCGTTCGATTGCTTCCTGGTCCGGCGTAGAACCCGAACCCGGTGCGGGCCGATCCGATCCTGGTATCGCCGTTGCGGGCAACGCAGGCAAGTTCCCAGGTTGCCGACGGTCCGGAACCGCTGGCCGTGTCGGCGCGTTCCTGGCCCCAGCTTTGTTCGTACACGTTGCCGGCGTGGAAGCCGTAGCCGGAATGGATGCTGATGGCCTGGCGGTTCTGGCTCACGCCGGTGCCTTGCGTGTCCACGTCACCGGCGCGGGTGATGAAGCAGCCGGTTACGGACGCTCGAGCGGTCGCGCCAGAACCGTTCCGCGTGCTATCGGAGTTCACGCCGTCCTGGAACGGCGCGTGGATCCGGCATTTATCGACAACGAGAAGGCAGTTGCTATCCCCTTCGACCGCGTAGCTGGTCGAGTTGATCAGCCAGGAGTTCGAAAACCAGCCGGACGCCGGGATGTAGGTTCCCGAGTTGTTGTATTCGTCGGCCCAGACGGCTGGCCCGTCGATGTAGAACCCTTCGAAGACCAGGCCGGCGCCCTGGATGAAAATGCGATCGGTGGCCGCGGCGCTGTAGTAAAGCGCCTGCAGGCGCGCGCGGTTCGCCTGGACATTCTGGCCGCCGAGCATGACGTAAAGCGTTTTCACGCCAAGCGTGCCGTCCCAAACGAACCCGGTGCCGGCCGCGAACAAGGCCGCCTGCGCACCAGCGACCGCGCCGGTGTTCGCCGCCGGGAAGTTCTGCAACCGCGCCGGGAACCCGTAGCTGTCCAAGGTATCGGTCAACCGGACGTGATGGGGGGCGCCGGCAAGCCATGCGGACAAGCCGGAAGCCGAAGCGATCGGCGTCGAATACATCCCGGAGTAGCCGCCGACGGCCGACCAGGTATTGGCCGCCAGACTATCGCCAGGCGTGCGGATTATCGCGCGGCCAGGATTCATGGCCATGAAGACCTTCATTGTTCCCGCGGCCGCCTGGTTGAACTTGTAATCCAGCGGCGCGTAGGCGCCGTCGTTCACAATAATCAGCGTCGCCGCGGATTGCGCGGCTGCCGAAAGGGTAAGGAACGGCAGGTTGGGATTTCCTACGCTGGCGGTCGAATCGTTGCCGGTCGTGGACACATAGGCCGAAAGGCCGCCGACCGCAATCGCCGGGTAGCGCTGGAAGATTGCGCCGAGCACGGTTGTATTCAACCGGACGTCGCCGGCTCGCGCGACGATCTGCGGCGTCATCGGAAGCCATTCGAAACCGGACGGCGCAACGCGCGTCAGGTAGGCGTTCGGATCGTCGACCGGCGTCGGAAGCGAGCCGACCGGCAAGCCTGGCGTGGTGATCACGTTGCCGATGGGATTCGTCACGGTCACGCTCGTTACGCTTTGGGCAATCAGGTCGGTAGTTGAAACGCTGGTCACGGTGAAGCGCTGCGCGTTCGGGTAGGCGCCGCCGGTGCCGATGCCGCGGAACCCGGCGACCATGCGTCCTTGCGGAATAGCCAGGACCGTCCCGGTAAAGACCAGCGTTCCGTTCTTGTATCCGCGAAGCGTGCCGGCGCTGCTTGCATCTTCCGTGAGTTCGAGCCGGACAATATCGCCGGCGACGAAGGTAGTGGCAGATCCGCTTGTTCGCGTGTAGGCGATCGACGCATCCGAAGCGCCGGTGTTCAAGTTGTAGCCGACGACGTTGCCGTCACTTCGCCAGGTCCAAGACGATGCGCTCGCATTGAAAAGGACGTTGGCGCCGGTGCCGGTGCCAGGATCGAACCCGAGCGTCACGCCGCTGTTGACCGTAACCGCCGATCCGCTGGCGTCAAACGATCCCTGCACGCTATAGACGCGGGAAGGGCGCCGGAAGATATTCTGCAACCTCGTGCCGAGCAGCATAATCGCGGCCTGGCGAAGGTCGATTTCGACGGCGCTACCGACCACGGTCACGTCATAGCGCGTGTCCGGGTTGCTGATGTTGGCAATCGCGCGCTGGAAGTTCGACGCGACCGAATAATCTCCGTAGGTCGGCGCCAGTTTGATCCCAGCAGGCCAGGTTCCCGACTTCGGCCCGTACATGGTCTGCGCGGTGTAGTCGAAAGCGTAGTCGCCATCGTTGCCGAAGCTGGAAGCCGGCGCCCCGATCGTGGTCAGGACGCCGTTTCCGCCGATGCCCTGGATTCCCTGCGCACCGGTGTCGCCAGTGACCAGGCCGACGTCGATCGTTTGGCCAGGCGAAGCTCCGGACAGAACAAAGGTCGGCGTGCCGCCTGGCGCGATCTTCGTGACGTTGCGAACCGCCAGGACATTCGGTGGCCCCGCCGGACCGGACGGCGACGGGATCGCGGTTCCCGGACCGTACACAGGAATGACGGTCGCCAGGTTGATCCCGGTCGAAACCTGCGCGATCGGGACGTTGATCAGGTAAGGCGGTCGACCGCCGTCGAAATCCTCGGTGACCAGCCATTGCCAGGTGGCATAGGTCGGCAGGATGTTCGGGTCGTCGTTCGCCGGGACCATGCACGAAAGGTTGCCGGACGCGTCGAGCGGAAAAACCAGCGGTTCAGGGAACGCGACGGTCTGGCCGTTGACGATGACAACCTGCGCGCTTTCGAAACGAACCGCTCCGACCGGGACCGTTCCGCCCTGGCCGCCGTATCCGTTGCAGTAGACCGGGACGTACGTCCAGTTCGCGAGCGGCATGGGATACCCCGATCTTGTTTGGTTGCGCCGGCGGGATTTGAACCCGCGACCTTCGGGTTATGAGCCCGACGAACTGACCGCTGTTCTACAGCGCAGCCAAAGGATACACCGGCCGCGCGCGTCAATACACCGACGGCGCGTCCGCTGCGCTCAGTCCAGAGCGCGCCATCTGTTCGTGGAATTCCAGGCGCGCGAGCAGCAGCGCTTCGGCTCGGCCGTCATGCTTTTTCAGTTGCAGCGGCG